GCTGGATCTGTAAAATTTGCCCAAGTGTTGCTTGCTTTTCTTCTGACTTGCCTGTACCTAAACCTACATTAATCTGTAGATCCATTTCAGTATTCCATGTTCTAGGGTTGATAGGCACAAATTGATTGTTTAGGCGCATCATTTCTTCTTTGCGACTATTCTTGACAGCCAGTTGCAACATCTTTCTAAACAATTGTGACAAACCACCTTCAGCTAGATTTCTAGCAATAATTTCTACTTGCTGTGTTGCGTTAGCTACTTGAAAATCGACAGCCGTTTTTGTAGTGGATTGCAATACATCTGGGTTCAACCCTACCCCAGCATTGGAAACCCCTACTTTTTGTTCGACTTGCTGATCCATATACTGCATTGCGCCAAGCGTGTTACCAGCCGTAAAAGGTATGGTAATTGGCGTAATACCCCCTGGCTGTCTTTGGCGTATGACAGCCCCCACCTCATTGTTAAGTACATCATCGAGGTTCACCTGACTATCGACAACGGCTAAACGAGGTGTATTTGTCAAAGCAATATTATCAAGTACCCCTCTTAGCATTGATGTTGATGCATCTTGATCATCCATCAGCATTGAAACTATTGATCTACCAAAAACTGTGTGAGGCTCTGGATCACATTCAAAAACAGCAAAAGGCTGATGATCACAGGGCATATAATCTAATAACTTATAATGAGAACCACCCATAATAAATTTGTATAATGTTGGTACGCCTGAACCCTCAATGTCTAGGCGCATATAACATTCAGTTATCCCAACTAATTTGCTCGATGGGTCTATTGTATTTTCAGAATCTGACTGGGTATCTGTGTACCCTCTTCTGGCAAATTCTTCTTCATCATGTAAACTATCTTCATCTAATGAGTTTAAATTACTAACAACATCATAATCAAAACCCATTTCGACAAGTTCACCAACACGTTTATTGACTCTATGACCAACGACATACGCTGTTTCAACATCAGTAGCATTTCGGTCACAGAACCATTCTTCAGGTGGAACTGAATCTACCTTTAAATCACCAGATTCATTTAATCTTGAGATTTTGACCGAATGACTAGATTTTTCAATTTCTGCGCCAGATTCTTGATCGACTTCCATAACCATTGTCTGACTATGCTCAAGCACTGTAACAGTTTCATCGGCAACCAAATAATTAAACTCAAGATCATTAAGATTTGTGTATGTATGTATTTGAGAGGTGCTAGTATCTTCATAATATACCTTTAAAATTCCTAATCTTTTGACAAGTGCGTCTTGGAACGCATTATTTAATAATTTAAAATAATTTTGCTGATTTAATTTATAATTTATGTACTGGGTCATCTGTTGCGCATTTGCAACATCTTCTGGGTTTCTAGGCACAAACTCTACTGGTGTACCAGTGCCAAGAAATACACGCATTAAGCTAGGTTTAATGGCTCTTACAGCATCCCTACACTTTGTTGCGACTACTCTAGAACGACCCTCTTCATACCCTAAACGTGTCTTTCCATCAAAGTATTGTTGACTTAACGTGCGTTCAGGCACTATTTCTGAATCAATAAAATCTACGGCATCTTCAATAGCTGTGCTTACGATAGATTCTATTTGACCTTCATCTAAAGGCTCTATTTCTGCCAAAGATAACTCCATTTTTTAAATGTTGCAATAATATCACTACTCGACTGACTTTACTATTTTATAATCTTCACGTTTTTTTTCCTTCTGGAATAATCTGACAGAAAGGTTTTGCCTGATAAACTTGAGGAAATGTTAATGCTTTTTCTGCCTTTTGTATGGATGACTCAAAACACTTTTCTTTTGTAGGATGTAAATCTTCGCCTGTAATTAAGACGCAACTTTGAGCCATTGGAGAAGAGCATAACAATATAAGAACCATCCACATTAAATTGCCATTTCAAAATGAGGGCAATCAATAAATGGCCTTCTGTTTTGCGATCTTCTAAGATCAATATACTCATTCATTAATTCTTCAGAAGTTCCATCGTGATCTGTCAAATTTTTATGCCATCCAGCACCCCATTTTATAGGGCAACCAATTGCTTTTGCTGATGCTTTTACCGCATCTGCAATTTCATCATAAACTTCGACTTCCCAACATACTTCACCATCTATATAAGCAACAAGATCAACAGCGTGACCTGTCAGATGTTTACTTTTTAATGTTTGAGATCTTTTTTGTTTTAATAATTGTTTTTGACGTTCTAAAGATCTAAGTCCCTCTGTAACGCCAAAATCTACAGTTGTTTTTATAATCGCATCATGTACTACCCTAGTTAGCATTGGGTTTACACCATCGAGTCTTGATAAAGACTTTTGACTTAGTTTGAATGCCATGCCTGTTCCTTCCTTTTATTCTATCAACTGGTATTCTTCTTTGACCCAGCCAATTATTTTGGTAACGAAAAATTTCACCACTTTTTGCAACTCCAATATCTTGCGCTGAGTTTTGAGGGTGGGCTTGAGTCGCATCTGTGTCTTGCTCTGAAACTTTTTCGTCTTTTTGGGTCATTCTTTTTAATACTCATATTAGGATCACCAAATCGCACTAATTTAACTTGGCTACCTTGCTTTGCTAAAACAGCAAACTTTTTACTTTTATTTGGGGTTCTTTTAGGTTTGTTATAACCAGAAAATCTTTCACCCCTGTACTCAATGCTCATTTCTTCTTTTTAGGTTTCTTTGCTGTTTTGGCTGATTGAACAAACGCCTTTTTTGTAGGCGCACCTTTAGATCCTGGCTTACGCATTTTTTCATTGCTACCAGCTTTTATTCTCTTTCTTTTAGCGTGAATATTCGCATATAATCCTGCCATTACTTTATTCCTTTCGTATCAGTACCTTGTTTTTTGTCATAAGATCTCATTGCCCCTAGACCTAACATTCCCATTAAAAGAGGCATCATCATGCTCATGTCAGCTTGTGGAATTGTAATTCCAAACCCAGCACAAATCGGACTTACTAAAAAATTTACACCCATGCCTAGAACAGCAATGTAACCAGCTAAAGGCCGCCAACTAGACTGAAACCAATTTCCTCGCGCATCGGCTTTCAAAACATCAATCTGCGCTATAGTTTCATCGTGAGCCATTTTTGCTATATCTTGAGATATTTTTCTTTTTAAATCTGCATCAGGAATAGCTTTATCTAAAAGATTAGCTATTGGTGAAACTAAATTCATAATGCTCATTGATAGATCCCCTCTAATGTATTTGCCCAGCTATCTCTTTCTACATTTTCAACAAGAAATTTTGCTTTTGCGATCCGCTTAGTAACTCCTTTTTTCATTTCAGATATTGGCTTAAAAATTACCCTCTCTAAATCACTCGCCACAAAAGCAACAGCATCACAATGTTCAGATGTTAATGGGGTTTTCTTTCCACCAAATGCAGTAAAAAACTGATACCCTTTTTGTCTACCTGTACCATCTTTTGTTTTGTATCTTGAACTTTTTACTTGCAATCTAATCACTCCTTGATGCCCACGATCTACGACAATATCGACAGTTCCTAGTCTGACTATTTCGCATTTTTCGCCTAATTTTAATAATGCAGACGCACATATATGTTCACCTAACTGACCACTGGTAATATTATCATTGACCACATTATTGCCTCATTGATTGCTCGATTCGATCTAGCTTTTGGTTTATATCTTTGACATGATCTTTTATTTCTTTAATCTCTCGATCATGGGTCAAATTGGTTTGCTCAAATAATTTTTCTAATACTGTAATTCTAGTATAATGAGTGACTTGCTTTTGATGCATCCACCAAACAAAACCACCTACTGGCAAAACAACATAAGTCATTATTTGTTCTATCATTTTTTAGACTCCGATTGACCTAGCCAAATTGCAAAACAACCACTAAAGCAGCCAAAAATAATAGACGCAAAAGATGTTTGATTGATGGTAGGATCTGGCAAATTGATCATCCAGTTTGTTACATAAAAAGCCATGACTGTAATAGCAAGCATCATTAATCTTGGAATAATGCGCCACTTGTCAAAGAAAATACTCATGCCTGTTGCTCCTTCAGATATTTTGCTAAAAATACAATGCCAAGCGCACCAGCAACAAAAAAAATACCTATGACAATTACACCAAAAATAGTGTAGAGCGTGTCACGAAATTCGGCTTTTCGCTGCAATTCCTTCCGATATTCTGCACGCTCTTCTGCTATCATTTTTTGTAAACTTTGCCATTGGCTCATATTCCCATACAGCATAAAAGTTTCACGCAATTTATCTCTGGCTTGCTTCAATTCTTCCTGCTTAAAAAAACGATCTATTGCTGTACTTTCTGCACCAGTAAATTTAGCCAAAAAACTGTTTTTCTTACGTTGCGCCCCAAAGTTTAATTCAGCCTCTGCCTTGGCATATCTTTGTAAGGGTACTGATAATGAAGAAATATCTTTCCCTGCTTTGATAGCACTGGAAATTGCGCCTGACGCACTTGTAATGACAGCAATGCAGGACATAGGGTCTATCATTGTTGTTCCTCATTCATCAAAAAAGGTAGCAAGCCAATAGGAATAAACCCTGCACTTAAATTTTTAAGATGCTTTAATCTTGGATCAAAACGTGCAAATTTTGATCTGACTAAAGGGTCATGATCCATTAAAGACGCAGTAACAGTAGATGGTTGATTAATACTAGTATTACCCTTTAGATTTTTTGGATAGCTAGACCCTCTATCTATGACATTATTAAATTTTACTTGTTTAATGTCTGGTCTGTTTGCATTTACTAAATCTACAATCATATTAGTTGATGTAGGTTCATCTCCTAAGGCTAAACCAAAATCCATCTCTAATTCTTCATTTAGTGGTATTTCTTGCCAATTTTCACCTTTTGCATCTACATTATATTTTGCATCTTTTGATCTTGTTTTTATTGGATAAATTATATCACCATAAGTATTCGCAACATTAGGATTATCAGAAGAAAAAAATGCGTTTCCATATTTACCCATTGGAATTTTTATATCATCAGCCGTGGATGTATGATAATCATGGCTGTCAAAACTTTTATAAGTTCCATGAAAACTATCATCTAACAAACCCATTTGTTTTGCTCTTGCCATGCGTGATTGAGT